CTACGTGGTATGCATTATTCAGTAATGCATACGTTCCTCTTTCGTTAAATTGTCTTAACGCGGCGGAACAACTTTGAACTAGAGATCGATTATGATTTATATCTTCATAATTGTTTTCTCTGATTCATTGTATCAAGAACCGATTCCTTCTATACGTTCATTTACAATGTAAAGATGCTGATAGTGTCCAATTGATTTATGATCGAATTGACATAAAACAACTTGGATTTTAGCACGTAAACACTAATAAATTTACTAAGATAGAGGCGAGTAAAATATGAAAGGAACAATTCCTACATATTCTGAATTACTCGATTGACCAATTACACCTGATGGTCTTTAAGCCAGCTGTATATATGCTTTCAGTAGCATATACGTTCGTCTTCCGTTAATATTATTAACGCGGCGGAACAACTACGGACTCGAAATATGTCTTAGACTGTTATCTAAGATTTATTTCTTACATCCTTCGTATCAATTGCCGTTTGCCTCTAGATTCTAGCTGTAGTAGCTAATCATTATAGAGGCGAGTATTATATATATTAATAAAGTGTTCAATATACATTCTGAATTACTCACATAATCATGTTAAGAGCATTTCCTAATAATTAACCATGAGGAACAATTTACATTAAAGTTCTTCCAAATTAACCTGTGACTGCTTCGAATATATTCGCTCCCAATTCGCTATTCAATTCCCTAGTTACATTGGTGTTTATAGGGGATTTAGCTACCGGAGCCCATGCTTCGAAACTAGGTGTAGGAACAAATTCATAACCTATATTAACTTATATTCTAAATTTAGCATTATTTTGTAAATTAGAGAATAAAGCTATTATTGGTGATCTATACTAAGCTGCTAGTGTCATATTATCGTTGTTTCCATTAGAAGTCCCGTTGAATGCTTGCAAAAATATCAAGTCAGCGGGATCAAGTGGAAGCCAAACATATGTACATCCTTCTTCACCTATAGTGGAAATTGGTATTTCAAATGAAGTCGGATATTATCTCAATTGAGATACTGTAGGTACCGATAATGTAGATACCGCACTTGACGCTCCTTCTTTACCGGGAATACAACCCATCGTCAGTACCCCTTGCTTTATCGTTATGTTGTCTTGTGCAAAAATTTTTATTCCACACCTTACAACTCTATAACTCAGGTATCTATAACTAGTATCACTTAGATCGCTTGATCCTAGACCTTTTAAAATGGAATCATAAACTGTTACCCCTGCACCTCCAATAACTGTTGGAGGTTAAGAGGCTCCTGGCATAACATTGAACCAAACTGGTGAATTTGTAGTGTATTGGGATTGGCTACAGTGCGGATATAACACAATAGCGCCTCCTGCTACAGATCCAAATGTCACGTCTGTCTCGAATTGCCAGGATAGAATAGAAGTAGGTTAGTAAAAGTCGCTAGGTCCTCTAACCACTTCGGATTAGAATGGTGCTAATACGCTCATTGCGTATTAATATCCATCCTTTCCGAGTGCTCTTAGTTTCTTACTAGGTTTGCCTCTTCTGTCTCTATCTCCTCTTTATTCAGTGATTTATTATGCTAACTTTAATTTACTTACCTAAGCGGATAATTGTCTCATCTATTACATCTAATTTACTGTCTAAACGCTAGGTTTTGTTTACTATTTTTTCCTCTTATTACCTTTGATTAATTTTTCTGCCTTAACATTCTATTGCTTATTCATCTTGATCTAGTTATTACTAGAACCAATATGAATGAATTATGGTCCTTGTTCTTTTTAGACATGTACTGTACTAATTGAGTTTATGATGTCTACATTCTCAATCGGGACTAAATTCTCGGTTTGCCTACCGCCTTCACAAAATTGTTAAACATGAAGATTTGTTTATTCATTATTTTTATTAACTGAGACCGTCAGTTGTTCATGTTGAACTCCTGACAATATATCTATTGTTATTAGATATACTCATATCTCGCTAGTTAAGCGAGTTATGATAACCCTCCACTTACCCTGGTGATGCCTATCCCTAGAACCACAAATAATTATAGCTATTGGACTTAGTTCCTTCTACCATAATTCTATATTGGTTCTGATCGCATTAACCGGCATAATCGCCGACTTAATTGATCATATTCATATATATAACATCATCATCCGGTCTGCCATTGAACTTACTAGCTAGTGCTTGATATTTCCTCCCCGTTTTCGTAGTACCGGGCGTATTCAAGGTCCTAGTTATATCTAGAGATTTCGATGGCTTCAGCTAATATTTTAACAAACCTTTAACAAATTCTAAGGTATTTCCGGATAAATATATTGAATCAGCCATAGCTTATCTCAACAATTCATCGGGTAGCCTTGAGGAGCTTCGTGTTTATAGGAATATTATTCTGGCAGCATTCCTAAATAACCTTACTCCTATGTCAGGAGTATACTCTCCAAGTAATGAGAGGAATGTGAAGTATTTTTCTTTTATCTCTAATCCCTTAGACCTCTATCCTAAACCATGGAACGATTCCTACGAATTGGCATATATTAGATCAAATTTTTCACGAAAGACTTATTCATCTTCCTTCTCTAATATTACGAGAGTATCGTCTCCACAAACGAAGATTTTGTATTTAGTAATACTTGACAAGTATATTATATATTTGACATAATAATATACCCTGATGGAGTTGCCTAAAGTGGTCCTTAATGGATGTCCCGAAAAAACTGTACCTTAAATTTTGCCTTTCATGAATTTGAACCTCTTTTTATTGATCATCATGGTAGAGTAGAAATCTATCTTTGTTGTAGTCATGGCTTATACAAATTCTTTCGACTAAAATGGAGTAAATTAAAATTTTTAACTCAATCCATTATAAGCTGATCGAAATAAATCTACGTCTATTCCTTTTAACAAGGCTGTGTGTTAATTCGAATCATGACTTGAGCCATCATTCATTACAAATATAGGGTTGTTAAAAGCTTATGCGGCTCTAAAAATCTCGTCTTATTTTTACTCTAAATTCATATTACCTAAGAAAAAATCGTAATAAATCATCATATTCTTCTTCATCATATAAGACATCCAACCTCCTAAAGCCTTCCAGACATCTTCCATATTAGCTATGTTCCTAGGTCTGTTCGATGCAACATTATGATCTATACCTTTATTTTGAATAAAAAATTCTCCTACTTTTGGGAAGAATTAATATGTTTGATTTTCTTTAGTGGTACTAAGCCGTCGCCTCCATTTCTCAACAGCCTTGACATATTTGTCGGCTTTAGCATTGTCAGCTTCTCGAATATGATCTATATAATCTTCAAATGATATATGATTTGGTTGATCAAAGCTTGCTTTATATTTAATATATTCCTCATCTTCATGTACATACTGAAGGAAATGTTTTACGCATACCTCTGAAGGTTAATTTTTGCTTGAAGCTTATCTACCTACTAAAGAGCTGATAGCATTCAAAGGACAGTTACCATACATCCAAGTTGTTACTAGATCAGACATCTAGGGGATTTAATCTTATATCCATCTCTTGTCGCTATTCTTAGCACATGTACAATATGGTCTGTAGAAATCTAAAAGTTCTCTACCATTACTGAATTCTACTTATTCCCTAGTCTTTGGGTCATAAAATTTTAGTACGGGATTAACATAGAAATTTCTATTCTCGAAACAATAATATTTCGGATCTTCTTTGTGTTGAGACTATATTGAACCTATATGGTCTTATACTACCATATATCGCTCGTCTTCAACTTATTAATAATGCCCATCTTATAAGGCACTATATCCGGATAATTGTCTTTTCATTAATTTCTCATTCTTTTAATTTTTAAAATAGCTAAGTAAATCGACAGAAAATAATGTCTTTTTCGCTTTCCTAAAGAATGTGGTAAAACAATATTCATAAGAATCAGTTGGTCTAATATTCTTCATTAATTATTATCGCTCTTGACACGACAACACTTGATTTATCTTGACGACATCATAAGCTGTTTTCAATTATTAAAATATCTCATTTTACCTATCACAATAATCAATGGTTTGATTCTTTTTCTTTATGTAATAAACATTAGCAACTTACACATTAAGTAAGTTAGCATTAAGCGCTTCATCAGTTATATTACCTTAGGTCAGTGTTACATGTCTGACCATACTAACAAACTTCAGTCTGGCCTATATAACATGGCCATCAACTTAGGTACAGATTACGTCTCTATATTAATCCATAATATCAGGGTAGGAGTCTCTCCCTGATAATGACACTATTAATGATACGTTGACCCCAATCTCAAAACTAGCTACTGTGTTTTGATCTACATAATCCATAGGGCCATATGCTTTATAGAGCTACATAGCTCTCCTTTGTACGTCACACAAAGGTTATATAATCGCGAATTTACCTCGTTCTTCGACGTAACCATTATTATAATATAACGCCTTATTCGTCTTCGAGTGTCTGTTTAACGAACAATATAAAGTTGGTGATTTACCTATAGAAACCAAATATTTCATTACCTAAGTGGCATTATAATATTGATTATCAAACAATATAGGTTTATCATTTTCTTCTTTAACTACGGTTAATTATTTACTATAAATTAAAGTAGTGGCGTCGATTATATTCTAATCGAGTAAATTATGGGCCGGATTATATCTTAAGATGATTTACCCTACAGGGTCAACTGGTTCTTTCGCCGGTGTCTTCTTACCTACTATCTTCAAGGTTGATTTGGTAATTTCTTTGGTAGAAGCTAATCTCTTCTTCGTAGTGAGCTACTACCAAAGATTAGAGATCCCTGGTTAGGATTTGACAGCTAGGGATAAAGCTAGCATATCTTCTGCTTAATTCTATTACTAAGACAAATCATTACGTAGAAATTGGTATTTCGGATTACCCAGCAACCATTCCAGTGATAGATTCAATTGGTCATCTTCTTTTCGTTTAGTAGACAGTTGTTTATCACTATTCTAGACAATGATTTATTAGTCATCATAATCTTTATTTAACTAGATTTCAATTTTCTCTATATCTGATCCTCCTCCAGTTGTATTTATTTAGCTTCCAATTCCTTATAAATCTGATTTTTCTCCGGATACTTCTTGTTCTAAGGGTAATTCTTGAATGCCGAATAAATCTTTAATCGTTTAATCTGGATCTTAATTTTTCTTAAACAATAAATCAATTTCATATTTTCTCTTCGGTTCGAGCTTTTTGGCTTCATCTATTTTTTTCTATTGCAATCTGTCATAATATTTAGTAGATAAGAAAGCGTGATTCAAATTTTATTCTTTTGTCTCTCCTTAAATAAGCATTTATCTTTTTCCAATTAATATTACAATGTCATAATCATCAGGGTGTCGTGGATTTACCCCGATTAATATCCCTCCTTTTGTTAGTGTGGTCTCAATTATTTAATTCAAGACACCATTGACAGCGGTTATATTTTTCTCTTCATCTTTAGGTATAAATTTACCATTATAAAGATAAGTTTGTCCATATGTGACTAGATCTTCATAAGGGTATTATTCATCTGGGATTCCAAAAAACATTGTTAATAAAGCGGATGTTATACATCTGCCATCATTGTAATCGGGACAACTCCATAACTTATATGGTTTCTTTGTCTCCTAAGGACCGATAACTTCGACAGCATCTACCACGCTAAATTTATTGGAAAATATTCTACCTCTAATTTGATATGTCCTCTTCTCGAGTGGGTGACTCTTCTTATCTTTAGGGTCGAATATGAGAATATTAGTTTATGTGACATACTAATTATCTTATGCTTGAACTAATTATTAGGATTAATTAGTCTGTTTTAATTAGGTATTGTTTTTCGCCAATTATTAATTAATTTGTTTCAACTAATTTTGATCTTTCTTCTTAGGGTATTGAACCTTCTTCTACTTACTTAGCATTCCAATATGATTCCGTTCTGAATGCATAGGTTTATCTGGATATGATCCATGATTCTATCCATACATTGCTTCATTCCAATATCTCCAAGAATTTTTGTCAATTGGATTAATTTACAATCTGATCTTAGACGGTAATATGAAGTCTTCACAGGCCACATCTATTTCATGGTATTCTAAAACAGTATAAATGTTAATGTAATTATTACGTGCATTAATCACGTCTACGGATTTGTATATATCCGGGCTCAACTCAATGAGCGCGCCCCATCTCACGCTAGGGTGATCACTACTTAAGGGTAAGGCGGTAGTGACGATCCTTCCTGTATTGTTGTATATCATTATAGAATTGATCAGTATTTTCTATTACATTAGTGCTGATTTTCCAAAAATACAAAGAAATCAGACAACAATTCAGTTAATTTTCATTGAAGAATTACTATTTCTCCCATCAATAACTGACAAAAAAGTTCCGGCGATCTAGATATCGAAGATCCCCTCTACACATATGAACTCCCTTCATAGAACATTATTTTGCGCTAATCCGTTTGTCCACACCACCTTGACTTCACTCGCTAAACCAGAATTATATATATCATTACTAATTAAAGTCCATATAATATATAATCCGCAATAGTTCGGAAGTATCTCATGGTAGGTCAAAGATTATCAATCACCTCATTGCTGTTTGCATTTTTAATGCGCAATAAGTACCTGTGCATGCCTGTCCTTGAGTAAGGCAATCTCTGGCATATCGCCAAG